CTATAATACTCTTAACGACTTTCCTGATGTAACGTCAGATGATACCAGTGAAGAGACCTATTACAAGGCGGTAGACACTGGAAACTTCTATACGTTTACTCAGACAGGTACTGAAGAAGAACCTAATGGTAGCTATTCTTTAGCAACACTAGGAACCAGAAGTATTCCTCTTTACGAGTGTAACATTAGCCTTGACTCTGAACAAACTGTTAGAGATAACATTGAAGCTATTCTTAACACAATGCCTCTTTCCGTTCTTACTTGGACCTCTGAGGGTAAGTATAAACTTCAACTAGAATACCCCTCTGATCAGACAGAGCTAGAGGCCTTAGCTGTTAAGACTTTTAATAATGATAATATTATCAGAGATAGTATTGATTTACAGTGGGCAGCTGCTTCAGAACGTTATAACTCTGTAACAGTGACTTTTTTAAATGAACATGAAAACTTCAAAGAAGATAGTAAAACTTGGCCTGATAAGGAGACTGCTGCAGGACGAACACTTTCTGCAACGCTATTGTCACAGGACAATAACCAGCCAATGTCTACAGATATTAATCTAACAGGCATTACTGATCCTTATCATGCCTTAGCTCATGCTGAACAAATTGGTCGCCAGTCTAGAACTTTCCACACGCTATCCTTTGTAGCAACAAAAGAAGCTATTGGTTTAGAGCCTGGAGATTTTATTAAGGTAGAGCTTCCATTATCAGACATCGATGCTGTATACAGGGTTAACTCTACAGAAATTTCTGAAGATCTTACAGTTAAGATTGATGCATTCTATATTGACATTAATGGTTATGCTTGGAATGTTTCTGATAATGATCTTCCAGGAGTTACTGAAACTAACCCTACTAACTTTGATCCAGATCTAATTACTAACTTGTCTTGGTCAACAACAGCGCTTTATAATGGAGTAGCTTCAGGTAGTTTGTCTTGGACGGCGGCTGATAGTGATGTACTCTATTATATCGTTCAAGCTTCTAACGATAACCAGACAACATGGTTTGATCTAGGAACAACTACAGGATCTATCTTTGATGTTACTGCCTTAGCACAGGGTAGCTATCATTGGGCAGTAAGAACAGTTGCACCTAACGGTCAAGTATCTGGTCGAGTTGTTATTGGGCCTTATTCACTATTGTATACTGGGCCTCTTACTCAGGATTACATATACGGGACTACTGAGAATCAGGATACTAATACTCAGTCTTATAATGATACCCTGAGTGAAACTAGTTATCCTTATGTTGCAGTTATCGACTATAAACCAGACGAACAACCCACGTTACCCGTAAGATCTTCTAGTGGTATTACTTTAAACTTTTTACCAAGAACTGCAACGTTAGTGAGAGAGTTAAGTGTTTATCAAAGATCTTTATCAACACCTTCTGCACCCAGTGGCGGTAGTTATAACTTTTCAACAAATACTTTAACACCACCAGGTGGTTGGTATAATTCTGTCCCTATAGGGGTTGGGCCTGTTTGGATTTCAAATTCTCAGGCGGAAGGTTATCAGGCTACCACCAACGCTATACCCGCTAGCTGGTCTTCTCCTGCTATTTTAGGGCAAGATGGTGAAGACGCAGGTGTATTGATTGTCTATGCAGATGATGCAAGTGGTACAAACAAGACTACTACTTATAGTAATCAAGAGTATGTTCTTTATTATGAGTACACAGGAACAGCACCTGCTGTAAGTACTATTACAGGTACTTGGGTTAAATTTGTTGGGGATGACGGTTACACCCCAGTTAAAGGTGTAGACTATTTTGACGGCGTTAACGGTGTTTCAGTTAAACTTCAGTACAGTGTTAATGGTTCTACTAACTGGCACGACACTTATCAAGTAGGTGACTTGTATGTTAGATCAGGAACTTTAACGCCACCAAGCACTAATTATATTTATGGCGCAGCTACTAAATTTGTGCCAGAAAAGGGTGTTGAATATGAAGATGGTATAGATGGGATTTCTTCTTATTTGCATACAGCTTATGCAGATGACGCTTCGGGCAATGGTTTTAGTCAATCTCCGACAGGTAAAGAGTACTTGGGTAGTTATAGCGACAGTAATCCTATAGACTCAACAAACCCCAACGATTACACTTGGGTGCTTATTAAGGGGGCAGATGGGGCTGCTGGGCAGGGTATTTGGCCTATTTATGCAACTAACTCAGCTGGTTCAAGCCAATCGTTTACTGCTGGAAGTAGGGAATACGTTACCTTTTACGAAAGCGTTACCCAGCCTACCCTCCCGGTAAGTGGTCAAATTTTTGTAAAGTATGTAGGTGCTGATGGTGCTGATGGTAATGACGGGAGCGCAGGTATTAACGCCCCTAGGCTCTCTACTGTAAGAGTTTATCGTGGTGCAACAAGTCAACCCTCTGCGCCTAGCGCAACTATTACTTGGTCTACTTTAGCCGTTAGCGGGTTAACTTCGGGTTGGTCCCTAACAGCACCTACTATTGACGCTTCTAGTACAACTACTTTTTATTTTAGTGATATTAGTTTTACTGACCCTACTGCAACAGCATCTAGTACTGCTGCGACAGGCACTACCCCTACACGTAGTGTAAACTTTGATGGTATTGTTAGTTTTACTAACCTTAATACCCGGTTGGCAGATGCTACTACGGTTATTGATGGCGATAGAATTACTACAGGTACGATTGATGCTACTCAAGTAAATGTTACTAACATTCGAGCAGACAGTATTTCTGTAGGTACTGGTACTATTAACACAGGAGCCATTCCTACGCTTAACCAAAGTAAAGTTAGTGGACTTACAACAGATTTGTCTAATGTAAATACTGCAGCGAGTAACGCTCAGTCTACAGCTAATACGGCAATTGGTGATGCCTCTACAGCTCAGTCTACAGCTAATACAGCAATTAGCGATGCCTCTACAGCTCAGTCTACAGCCAATACTGCTCAATCTACCGCCACTACAGCTCAATCTACAGCTAATACTGCTGAGTCTACAGCCAATACCGCCCAATCTACAGCTAATACGGCTAATAACACTGCTAATACAGCTTACACTACTGCCATCGGTAAAATTAAAAGCTATTATCAATCAAGTACTCCAACCGCTTCTGCTGTAGGGGATATTTGGTTTAATACTAGTCAACAAAAGAACTATTATTGGACAGGTTCCTCTTGGCAAGCTGTAGCTCTAACAGCAGACAGTATTGCTGCCAACTACGTCTATGCGGGTAATATCAGCGCTACTCAGATTAATGCAGGTACAATAGACGCAGCACGCTTCGTAGGCGCAGGTATCGCCCACGTTGGGGCAACTGCTGTAAATATATCGGCTGAATTAGGCACAACTAATCTTAGTGCCTCTATTAGTGGGCTACAGGCTGGGACACGACTCATTGGTATTGCGGGCATCTCTGGCTACAAAACAAACGGCGGTCAAAGGGCGTTTTCCACTACGGCATCTTTGTCAGGTGCAGGGTCTAGTGGGTCAGTCACAACTTTTAATGGTGTACAAGAACAAAATGACGTTTATATAGGTGGTTGGCTTGGCGCAGTTGTGTCTGGAGCTACAACATCTACCGGGACGGCTACCTTATCCGTAACTATATCCCGCCTTCCAGCAAGTGGCGCTTCCGGGAACACTGCGTTTAAAGGTTCAGTAGTTATTTTAGGAGTACAAGGTTAATGGTTGATTACATTATTTATACCGACGAAGTCGTTAATATGAGGGTAAGCTGCATTGAGGCTGATGTACAGACTATGGCAACAGCTAACAACGCTTATTATGTGTTAGACACCTTCGATGGCTACGAGCTAAATCAGCTTGAGGTCGTTGATGGAGTATTACAAGTCAAACCACAGAGTGTGCAAGATGCAGAAATAGAAGCTAATCTGCTGGATAGTCTCCGCAGAAGACGTACCTTTTTGCTTTCTGAAACAGACTGGACAGACCTTCCGAACTCTCCATTATCTTCAGAAAAGAAGGTTGAATGGCAGAACTATAGAGCTGCTTTGAGAGATATGCCAGCTAATACAACAGATCCAGAAAACCCAGAGTGGCCTTTGCCACCACAGTAAGGAGAATATTATGAGTTATAATTTAAGCCAGCGCTCTCTAGGTAAACTAGAGGGCGTTGACCCTAGTCTTGTAGCCGTTGTAAAACGAGCTATTGAATTAACTAAAGTAGACTTTGGTGTAGTCTATGGTATGCGTACCGTAGAAGAACAAGAAAAGCTTGTTGCTGCAGGTAAGTCTCAAACAATGAAATCAAAACACC